GGAGTATAAGCGCTCAGTACATTGAAGTACGCTCCGCCTGCAAATACTAAATTCAGCCAACTTGCCGAAATAAACCAATAAAAAAGTCCATTGATATCGTCCCAGTCGGTCGTAATAGCAATACTATCCGCCTCATCAATAAATACCCGTCTCCAAAGAATATTTCGTGGATGATGAATGGCACGAAACGAATTCCACATCGTAGATGATACAAAAAGTGCGTCATATTGTTCTATGGTTTCTAACAAATTAGGTAGTTCGGCTTCCTTCCGCTTTTTAACGAAACAGCACTTCAGCGTCGTATCGTTAGACACATACGTTTCCCACTGTCCCATTAGGGCGTGGGGAATGATAAAAAGGGACGTGCTTACTTCTTTGAGTTTCATCCCTGTACCACTCATCGCTTGGGTACGGGTACGAAGGAGCCCTACGTCCCGTCCATCTCCTAGAATCGAATTTCCTCGTATAATATACTCGTTATAGAGTGGTGGCGGCGGAGGCATCTTTACTAGGGACAAGGCAGTGAGAGACTTACCTGACCCTACGCGGTCGCCTAGAATTCCGTAAGAACTATACAGTTTTCCACCGACCGACTCGCCCGCAATAGCATCTACATCGAGCCCGTGTGTCTTAGCGGTTTCTAATCGAAGGGCGGCGGCTAACGCCGACTGCTGATGTAACAACAGGGGCGTTTTGAGCCACTGAGGCGTTACCGACTTTGCCGACTCCTCATTTAATTCCTGGCTGTAGAGGGCTTCAAAAAACGACCATAGTTTTCGGCGCGAAATAATGGACATGTTATCTACCGCTTTTTTGCTAGCGGGGTTTAAATCCTATAGGGCGAAATGTTGCGATGGGGTCTAAATATTGGTGTGTTTAGATATAAACAAGATGTCTACTGCTTCTGCTGCTGAATGGCCTGGTAAACTTGTCAAATCGGCAACTAAGCCGTTTGTCTCTATCCTAACGCCGACGTACAACCGGCGTAAATTCATTCCGTATCTGATTGCGTGTATCAAGGATCAAACGTATCCTAAGGAGCGTATGGAATGGGTGGTCTTTGACGATGGCTCAGACCCTGTGGAAGACTTGCTGCGACCTGAATTTCGAACAATGAATATTCAGTATATTAAGTCCGAGACGAAGTTGAGCATTGGTGCGAAACGCAATCGGCTTCACGACGCAGCACGTGGGGAGATATTGGTCTGTATGGATGACGACGACTACTACCCGCCAGAGCGCGTCAATCACGCCGTGATGACGCTAGTGTCACGCAAGGCGGACTTGGCAGGCTCCACGCGCAATCACGTCTTCTTTCCTGACGACGGTACCATTTGGGAGACCGGTCCTTACGGTGCGCAACACGGTACATTTGGCACAATGGCGTTTACGAAGGCGTATGTGCTCGCGAATCGTTGTGACGAATCGCGCGCTTTTGCCGAGGAAATCGAGTTTACGCGAAAATACTCGGTTCCTCTGGTCCAGCTTGAGCCACGTAAGGTAATGCTGGTAATTGCACACGATGGAAATACATTTAATAAGGGAAAACTACGCACTCCTGGAAATCAATTCATACGCATAACGTCGCTAAAACTCAATACATTTGTTCGCAATAAGACTATACGTGATTTTTATAACGGGCTAAAACTCTAGTCTTATTTCTAAGGAGGAAGTAGGAATGGCTTCGTTGTTCGACAAAATGCCCGGTATGAACAACGTACGCAATGCGGCGACTGGTGCCGTGAATAGTGTAAACAAATTAACACCTGGTGGGGGTATAGGCAATGTAATCCTTTACGTATTGCTTATTCTTGTTATTGTTCTCATCTATTTGCTGCTTACGGGTTATAAGTTTTCTTTGAAATCCTTTGATATCCGTCCAAAGAAATACAAAGCACTCGATAATGCGCAACTCTATTGGAAGACTGGTATGAGCGGCGTAACCAATCTTCGTATTACCGAAGATGAAGGGCTTCCCCACGATTTGAATAGTAGATATACTTACCATTTTGATATTTTATTAGCAAATACACGCAACATTTCAAATATAGAGGGACCGTATCGTCATATCTTCCATCGTGGTAGTTCCGAATTATACAATGATGGGAGTATTGTTGCTCGTGGCGGTGCTGCACCACAGTTACCGCCCTACGGCTTACCAAAGCGCCTCAATCCCGGTATATTTTTGGACCCTAACACTAACGATATTATCATATTTGTAGATACAAAATCAAAGAGTGGTGATGTTTACCGCGAATCGGGTCGCATTTCTGATATTCCCCTTGATAAGCCTTTGCGTCTCTCCGTAAGCGTACACGATAAGGTGCTTGAAATTAACCTCAATTGTAAGCTGGAGTTGACAAAGGTACTGGCAGGTGAGCCTAAGACGGTTGAAAATGTTCTCTACGGTCTTTGTGGCTCCGCTGCCGCCCAGGCATCTTTACAGAATCTCTTTGTCTGGCCTTACGCGCTTGATAACGGAATACTTGTCGATTTCTGTCCTATGCCATTCCCGCCGTTTAACCCACCTGCAGATACTTGTAATATACCAACGGATCCTTCTCTCAAATCAGCTATGGATTCCATCACCGGTGGCATTAATGGTGGAAAGTAACCCTAAATCACTAAAAACATACTTACACTATAAGAGGAATGAATCCCCGATTTATATTTCTTATAGTAGTTCTTCTGATTGTTGCAGGAGCTATAGTCTATGTACTATATTTTATGCCAAAATCGGATGAAACCACTGTACTTGGTCCCTTTGTCCTAAACGGTATACCGTCCGAAGCGGATAGTTCTGGCTCTAAACTCGAATCTGTATTAACTGCAAGACAGTTATCTACATCACTTAAAAGTAATTTTACAATTAGTTTCTTTATCTATATGGATAAGTTGAATATGGAGCGTATTCCATTTGCAGGTCCCGAGGGTGAATATAGGTTCAAACCCCTTGTAAAACTCATCGGCGTCGGCGAATTTGTACTCAATCCCGTACATCAAAGAGCACTTTTACGACTCACGCCTCTTGTACCATCTGTAATGAACGGAAAGTTTAAAACGCCTCCGTACGCTGAGATTACTAATGTCATGAATTCCCGATGGAATCAGATTACTATTACTCTTGAAGGACGTTCTATTGATATATACTTGAATTCCAAGCACGCTACATCACTTATACTTGAAAATCTCACTTGGACCAATCCTACAGGTATGCTTCTTGAAACGTCTCCGGATTTCTGGGGACAAGCCGGTATGATACAAGCCTGGCCTCGCCGGCTTACAGAGAGTGAGATAGTAGAAAATTACAAACGTGTCACCGACCTACGAGGGAAGCCAAATATCCCGGATGCAAAACCAACATTCAAAAGCATCTGGCAAGAACTGTACAAACTTATGTGTAAAGCTGGCTTCTGTCCGAACAGTGGAAAAGGCTCCCAGGGAAGGCTCAGGACCAATGGGCTAGAATATGTAGATTACGAATACGCCTAAAGATTTTTAACAATATAGTTTAGAAGAAGTATGAACGCAGCTAGACAGTTCTATTCGCAAAACTCGCAACTTGTACAGAATGCTATCTATTTGCTAGCGCTTGTCGTTGTCTGCTACCTAATCTACACTTACCTGACGGCGGGCTCCGAGTTAGAGCGCTATGTTATCCAGATAAACATGACAAGTGGAGTATACGGACTTCCAGGCAACACCTCAAGTGCTCTTGTTCCGCAGGGCTCAACAGCGGCTACAACCACTAAGTTCTGTATTAACTACGATGATAGCCAGAAGCCCGACCCGAACTTTATACCCAATCCCCTTGTCCGCATTGTAGAGGGCTCTGATTTCACAATCAGCTGGTGGATGTACATCAGCACGTGGGACGCGAACCAGTCAGGCGTTGTTAAGCCGATTATTGCGGTAACAGACCCCGTTGTCTCTGACCCCATTGCGGGACAGAACGCCGCCTACGTAATGGTAGCGTTCCTCTACCCCAATACCAATATGCTCGGTGTCCGTCTACACACCCGTGGTGTTGCTGCAAGCGAACTCACCTGGCTCACTAACCTTGCCTCAAATGCGACAAGTGCTGCAACAGCGCAGCAGACGTTCAGCAATATGAGCGTAACCCCTGTATGCGATATTAACGATGTTGATATGCAGCGCTGGATTAACTTCACTTGCGTCGTGAGCGGACGTGTGCTCGATGTATACTACGACGGCAAGCTCAACCGTTCTTGCGTTCTTCCGGGCACGGTTGTCGGCTCTCCTTCTGGAAGCGGCAACCAGTATGTATGTACATCTATTGCGGGTGGCTTCAACGGCTTCCTCAATGGCGTGTTCTTCTCTGCCTCAGCGCTCACCCCGGACCGCATCTATGGTCTGTACCAGTCGGGTCCGCAGGGAACTACCAGCATAGTACGTGCTCTCTTCAATATGATAGGCATCAAACTCAATTACAACGGTGGTGGCAACTGGGCGAATTACCTGTAAACCTTGATACAATTCATCAGGATGACGTGCCGGTTTTATAAAACTGGCAGTCTAAATCTAACATTTATGGATTCTCCATTTATAAAACCAATTATAAATAGAGGAAATGGAATCTGTGTCCGGATTTTTGTCAGGCAATGGCTTAGTGCCTCAACTTGCCATTGTCATTCTTACGATGATTGGATTACAGGTTGTAATGGGAATGGTTGAGACGATCAATGATTTTCTAAAAAAGTTGGACCGTCAGGCGGTGGTTCTATTTGATAACAGCACTGCTACTTCTGTAAGTATTCCCCAGGGACCCGACACCGGCTTCCCTATCTTATATAACAGTCGTGACGAGCAGCAGGGCTCTGCATTCTCGTACTCAATGTTCATATTTATTCACCCCGATACCTTTGAGAACCTCGGTCCCAGTGCCGACCAATGCGGAAATGTATCAGCGCCCGGTGCGTCCACAGGAACCGCCCCCGTGAAGCTCAAGCATATTTTCCACAAGGGCAGCGATACCGGTTTCCCGAATCTTGCACCCGCTGTATTTGTGGAGAGCAACGCCAATAACCTACGCGTCTATATGAATACGATTAATGCCTGGGACAACTATGTAACCGTATCGAATGTACCGGTCGGCAAATGGTTCCACCTTGTTATCCTGCTCAAGGGCACCAATCTAGACGTATATGTCAATGGCAATATTGCTGTCCGTATGAAGCTCACTAAGGTGCCGAAGCTCAACGCTGGTGGATTATATGTAATGAAGAACATGTACTTCCCTGACCAAAAGGGTTACGACCCAGCCATATTTGCGGATTACACGGTTGTAGGTCCGATGAAGGGAATGGTCTCGCGCCTCAAGTATTTCGCCTATGCGCTCAACTACTCACACATTGACGCACTCTACCGCGAGCGTGCCAATACCTCAACGGTTGTGGCGGCGGCGACCGACCCCAATGCAAACCAGCCTCCCTACTTCTGGGATGACTGGTGGGTCAATAAATATTAAACCAGCGGGTTTAGTCATTTTTATATGAATTCATCGATGAACTCGTATAAAAATTGGGGGGGGTGGGCGAGTGGGCTTAAAGAACTCAACAGGGCTTAAAGACCCCTAGCGGGCAAACTTGAGTCCGCCCAAGCCGCTGCTAATCTCCAAGAAATTGAGCGTCTCGACAAACGTATAGAGATTGTACGTATAGTTAGCAAGGTACGGAATCGGCTCAACATCTACATCCAACTCTAAACGGTCAATACGACTTGTATTTAGCGTGCCGCTAGGCTGCTGAACCGACGAACCGTTCAAAGAGAAACTGTATACATTCAGTGGCCACATCTCATACTGTGTAGCCTCTCCTAATGCACCATTTGCTGCCCCATTACCTTGCATATAACGGTACGGTACATACTGCTTGAAATAATTGTTGTCCTGGCTATCGAACAAAGCATTACCGTTGGCTAGGATAAACGTATTGAGCAATATATCCCGCTGAATGCCCGCAAGATTGATACCCGTACGACCGATCGGAGCGTTTAGTGCACCTGGATACGGCGTCGGAGAAAAATACGGTATAATGCCCAATGATGCAGCATTTGTACATACCGAATTGGGGTACGTCCAATATGGGCTCGGCGTCACAAATGGACGCTCTGTTCCCAGTGTATACATCCAGTTTGTGAGATTTGTACTCTGATTGCGATATGTAAGTGCATCACTGCGGCGGGCAAAATATACAAGACGTGTTGCTATATTATGTACATCCAGTCTATACGTGTTTCGGGTTGTTATACCGTAAAAGGTAAAGTTCTGTACCTGTCGGACATTATAGCGTAGAGTCTTGCTTGTAAACATCAGTCGCACATCGTCTTGTAGAAACGTATAGGTCCCCTCTAGTGTAGCATCTAGAGGCCAACCGTCCAATAGCGGAACGGCACCCGAAATATCCGTCAGGAAATACTTCATTGCGCCGCTAATATCAGACACATTACCGCCGTATAAATTGGTCATATTCAATGGGATATTTCCGTAGAGTTGCTGATTCCAAATCTGGGTATATAAGTCAGTTGATGTACCGTCGGGCAAATAGTTCGGCGCAAGCGTCTGAACTCCAGGGCGTACCCGTGCTCCTGACAAATCGAGAATAGTATATAAGTCGCGAATAGGGCGTAACTGAATCGTCACTTCAGAATCGTGGAACTGCAGGGCTACCAGGGGCAGACCGTTCTCTGGAAAATCGCTAAACCATAGACCAAGAGGAATACGTAGAATACGACCAGGAATAGACGCTGAATTATTTTGCGTTGGAAACGGATTTGTCGGTTTGCCACGCCAGCTGATAACGTTCGGATACCCCTGCCCCGCTGGAACCGACGGATCCGCATAAATGCCATTTGCAGGGTCAAAACATTCTGGCACATCGCCGACCATCGCACGCCATTTTGAGTAAGTGCCATTTTCTAGGTCAAGTAAGGCACGAGCACTGATCCAATCACTGTTAAACTGCTGTATTATCTGACCGCCAATTGTAAATGTAACTGTTTCAATCATACGAACACCGATTTGACGGACCCATGCAAACTCGTAGGCGCGATCTACGGTGACCTCCTGATTTCCATTGGCATCTAGAATTGGATTTCCGTATTGATCTACTGCGGGTCTTAAGTACGCCTTGCTGAAAATATCGGGTAAGTTAATTCGTAGTACTAAATCGCTCAGAAGGTCGCCTTGACGAGGTATTTTTGCCTTAAGTAGAATCGGTGCATCAGGCAGTAGAAGATTCGGACCATCTAGTGTAATCTGAATCGGCTCCTGGGAAAAATGCGTATAGCGTTCAAACGACTTATAAAAATAAGTTGTCTGTGGATTTCCATTAATAATAATATTCTCATTTCCGTAACAAACTAATGACAGTAAGCCGCCCGGCATATCTAATCGGGTAGGGATTATTCCTAAGCACTAAAAGACGCACACTTACTTAGAGGATTATGTCGGTGAATGTTTCTACGAATCTCATTGCCAGCAATAATATAGGATTTACTCCATCTGTTTCAGCTGTTAGCATTCTAGTTGGGGTTATTGTTGTAGTATTGCTTTGTGTCGGGGCAGCGGTCGCATTCAATTCTTATAAACTACATGAAAGTCCATGGTGGTCTGATCGGGCTAAAGCGAACAATGTCTTTTGGGACTGGCTTTCCGCTTTCAGAAGCTCTCCGTCCTTTGGGCAATATGGTAGTTTGAGAGAAGTTCCCAGCGGACTTCAACTCTCTGCACCAGTTCCTGTTATCCCCAGCCCCGTGGAACAAATAGCGTCCCCTTCGCCTCCGCCAGTCGCCTGGTGTTTT